ACAAGTATTTGTTTGAGGCGAATGCGATTGATATGGAAATGGATTATAAAGTATTTTATATTTACTATTTCGCAGTAGCTCAGACAAAAGTGGTTGGTCTTCGTGTAAATTAACTAATTCTTTATGAGATAACCATCTTCGTTCACCATCTGGGGAATAACCGCCATACGGGTCAAAATATTCTATTACACTACCTCTCTTCATTAAGCACGTCCAATGACCGTGATAAAGTGATGTCGTAAGAAAAAGAATAGCACAGCGACCATCCTTATCAAATAATTCATCAACTGATTTTACATTCTGTAAATCTGGATAATATAAAAATGGTTTTACGCCTATTGCGTCTTCAAAATCCTTATCACTAATGGAATAAGTTTTAAGGTTATCGTAATCTAAAGCTGAACTCATTATATAAGAACAAGATTTTATCTCGTATTTAAACACCTTTTACATAAGTAAAACAAATGTGGTTGAGTATAGATGATTATTATGAATGTTCTATTGATGGAAAAATACGAAATAAAAAGACCTTACGAGAGTTAAAAAGTTGGATTGCTGGTTCAGGATATAGTTATATAGGATTAGGAGGTTCTAATCCTCGTAAATGTGGAGTTCATCGTATTGTAGGAGAGTTATTTTTACCTGCTCCTACGGAAGAAGGACTTGAAATAGACCATATTGACCGAAATAAAACAAATAATCACGCATCAAATCTACGCTGGGTAAATCATAGAGAAAATAGATTGAATATAGATTTGGAAAAAAAACCAAGAACAAATAATATGTTAAATGAATTATATATCAAGCAAATTATAAGTAAGCGTCAAATTAATCCTACATTTGTAGTTATAATTAAGAATAGATTTATGAATGTTTATAAGTCATTTAGGTCATTAGAAGAGGCAAAAGATTTTCGTGATACTATTATAAATGGTGTATCATCTTCGCAAAGCACCACGTAAGGAACTCTATTGGGTTGTTACAAAAGCTACTGGTAACAAGCATTCAATAGAGCCGTTACCTTTAAAAAAAGCGGAAGCACAAATGAGGGCATTATACGCCAGAGAAAGGCCCTTACGTAAAGGTGGTTCAAAGGGTAGAACTGAAAGTGAGGAAGAACTTCGTAAGATTTTGGATGCTTATAGCAAAGGAGAAAAATACCCTCCAAGTCCGGCTCCTCGGACTCCGCCTCCTAAAAAGCGCAAATCTCCTCCAAGTCAAAAAAAACAGTATGAACAGGCAAAGGGAAGAGGTGGTTCGGATGAAGAAATTATACAAGTCGCAAAATCATCTGATTCATTTCCAGAAGTATTGAATGACCCAGAATCATACATTTCAAAAGATGATGTAAAGGATATTGAGTATTCGGGTTCCGGTTTACTTAATTTACTCAAACCACACTCTTCTCCAAAACCCTCCCGCAAAATAAATATATCTCCAGAAGGCAAAAATGTTATAAAAAATATATCCAAAATTGGTTCATTTCTTGGCGATTTGTTAAGCAAAGATTACTCTGCTTCTGGTGGAAGTTATTATCCTGAACAGTATAAGACTGAGCCAATTACTATTCGTAAACCAACCGGCTGGAAGTCACCGGATGTTCTAAAACTAACCAAAAATAGAGCACTTGAAAAGTCAAAACTTGACGAATCAACCCGTAGAGCTTTGGGATACATTAGTAGAGGAACTATCGTTTGAATTAAGACTTAGTAGTGGTTTCTTTTTTTGAAGCAATCCTTTTTCTAAATCAATCTGTATTTCAGTCGTATGACCACAACACTTAGACCTACAAGCGGAATGCTTGAATATTTTGTATACAACATACACTACCGCTATAATACCTCCCGCTATACCTGAACTAACGTAGCTGGAGATATTATCCATTATTTTTAACTTAGAAAAATATTACTGAGCTCTGGACTGCAAAGACGAAAAATAAGTATTAAATGCGGTCTGTAATGCGGATAACTTGGCTGTAATTACCGCCTTGTATGATGCCTTCAAACCAGAATCCGTAATCTTCGCATACTCAACTAACAGAGAACTAATTGATTGATTCAAACTAAGAACCTCGCTGGGTAGAGAATTCATTTGTATATACCACAGATAAAATATTTAAATAATATTTGCTATATATAAAGTAATGGAGGTTAAAGCAGAACGAGCAATTAAACACTACGAGCAGATGCTACGTGCGTCTCGTAACTACTGGAACCGTAAGAAGCAGGAAAAGATAAAAAACGGTACCTATAGGGACAGAGGTAGACCCAGAAAAAATCCTTTGCCGGAACCTCCGGTCGTCGAGGTCGTTCAAAAATCAATTTAAATATTCTCTTATATATAATAATAAATGACGACTATTGTCGAGAGTGTATCAACTGATATTTCTGTATTGAAGACTGAAGTGTTTGATATAGAGTTTGCTCGTCAATTAATTGATGACGATTTTATCTCTCGTGAGGAAAAGGATAAGATACGTCGATATTTAAAAAACAGTATTAAAAATGAACATCAAACCTATTATAAATTAGGAAAGCATTTGAAGAATGATTATCTCGGTCGTTTATGTGCGGTAAGAGGTGAGTCGCTTCAAACATTTGAAAAGAATGTTCGTGGTGCTCTTGCGTCTTCGTATTATTGGGATATTGATATGGTCAATGCTCAACCGACTATTTTGCAACAATATGCTGAACAAAACGGCTGGAAAACAACCGCTATTCAGTACTATGTTCAAAATCGAGAAGAATTATTAAATGAAATTTGCGATGTTCTTCAAATTGAAAGATGGGAAGCAAAAGACCGTATTATTGCTCTATTTTTTGGGAGTACTTATACAGACGGATTACCACGTTTTTTTGCAAATGACCTTAAATCAGAACTTCATTTAATTATGAAAAATAATTGGGAACTGAATAAAAATCATCTAAAATTTTTGGAACGTAAGCCAAATCATTATGGAAAGGCTTTAGCCGATATTCTTCAAACTGAAGAACGCAAGTGTCTTTTAGCTCTTGAAAAGGCTCTTTTAAAATATAATCGTTCTCTGGATGTATTCATACACGATGGTGGACTGGTTCGTAAATTAAAAGATGAATCCGCATTTCCCTCAGAATTATTACCTATTCTTGAAAAAAGTATATTTGAACAAACTGGCTATTCAATTAAACTTCATATTAAACCTCTTACTACAAAGTATTTGAAAAATGATAATAATTCTGAACTGGTACCCTCCAATATTATTATCGATGATTTATATTCTGCTCGAGAGTTTGCAAAGCGAATGGGTAATCTGATTGTTTACGATAGTGGAATTATATGGGTATTTGATGAACGAACTGGAATTTGGAGTTCAAAGACTGAAATCCTTGAACGCATTGTATCAAATTCAGACATTGTATTCAAACAAATGAGTCCTAACGGTATTAAAATCTATAATTATTCTGGAAGCGTAAAAAATACTAAGAATTTAATTATTAAACTTCCATCAGTTCTACCAATTCAGAATGGATATTTTCGCAGTCGTATTCATAGCGATTTTGGTAAGATATTATTTGTGGATGGAATATACGATTTTAAAACCGGACAATTTACAGAAGGATTCGACCCAAACATTGTATTTCACTGCGCAATGCCTCGCAAATTTCCAATTCGTGACCAATCCAAGATTGATTTTATTCGTAATAAATCATTTATTGACCCCTTTGTAAATATCGATGATTCCAATATTCTGCTTCATAATATAATGAGAGCTTTAATAGGTGATTATACTCGTAAGAAGGCAGTTGTTGGAATTGGATTTATGAATTCGGGTAAGGGAATGACCACACTATTAGCAAAGACGGCGTTTGGAGACCTATGTTCAGCATTTAATGGAAATTCGCTTCTTACAAGATTTGAAGGAGGTGAGTCATCTCGAGAAATGAGTTGGATTGCGGATATTTGTTATTCAAGACTTGCGTTCTCAAGCGAAATCAGAGTTCCGGATAATGATAAATCGAAAATTTGTATCGAAGGAAATATGTTAAAAACGATTGTCAGTGGTGGTGATGAAATACGTGTTCGCAAATTGTATCAAAACGATACAAGCATTATAAATAAATCAACCCTATTTATATTTGCCAATGATATGCCTCGTATTAATCCAATGAGTGAGGAAATACGTGGTCGTTTGGAGGTTTGTAATTGGTCATATTCGTATGTTGATGAACCAACCACTCCACTACATAAGAAAAAAGATTCCACTCTCGCAACTCTTTACTCAAACCCTGATTACGGAGATGCATTTTTCTGGCTACTCGTTGAAGAATACGAAAAGTGGAGGGCAATTAACTTCGCAGAACCAAAAACTCCAGAGTGTATGCTTCAAGGAAAGGATGAAATTATGCCTTTAGAAGAGTTCGATTATTACGCTATTCTTTCCAAGAAATACGTAATTACTAAGAACCCAGATGATAAGGTATTATCATCAGAAATCAACGATTATCTCATTGAACAAGGTGTTACAGAAAAATCCAATCGGGTTGGACGAGTCCTTACCGCTTTAGGTACACCAATTGGAAAGATTAAAAAAGACGGTAAATGTTTTCAAGTTCGACTTGGTATAAAGTTGGTTTAATACTTTATATTTAAATAATATAAAAGGTGGAGGGTGGTAGGTGGAGGGTAAGTTTCTGGAAACCTTTCTATATATATAAAAACCACTACGTATAGGTGGTGGTTTTTTTTCACCTATAGGACTTTCCAGAAACTTACCCTCCACCCTCCACCCTCCACCTTTTATATTATTTAAATATAAAGTATTAATAAATGAAAATGGAGTGTTATCGTGAGCTTTCCTTATCTGGTCGTTACTGGCGTATTTTGTATGTAGATTCGGAACGGTGGTGGATAGAGGTGGTACGTGCAGTTAATCCGCCGTCTGGGTCTGTTCGTAACTCTCGGGGGAGGTTGCTCCCTGACTATGATTATCGTTGGATTAAATCAATGATACAGAACGCAACCAGTTCTGATGAATCTGAGTCTTCCAGTATATCAGATATATGACGGCGCTAAATATAAACAATATACAAATCATTTATCTTTACTATATAATAAAATGGGGATAAGTTGTTCTCGTATTGTCGCAGTTGAAAAGAAAGTTGAGGTTCTTTCAAAGGATTTACAGCAACTTTATGCTGACGTTTCTCAACTGAAGCAGGATACCGCAGTTAAAAAAGTTGTAGAAGATATTAAACAGGCAGTTCAGGACGCTGTTAAGAGTTAATACTGCGTTTTTTTATTGATTTTTTTACCGATGTAAAAATAAATGAGAAACTTCGCCGACGATTACAAATTTGGAATTATCAGTGAGGAAGAACTATTATCTACTATCCGAACTATTGACCCTACACTTTACAGAAATCCTGATAATTTTAGCCCATTTGACTATATTAATAAAGCCAACACTGTATTTGTTGAACTAAAGACTCGGACTAACACAAAAGATAAATATCCAACAACTATGATTCCTTACTCAAAGGTCAGAATTGCTGAAGGAAATAAAGATACGAATAAGAATTATTACTTCGTATTCAAATTTACTGACGGAATCTATTACATTCAATACAATAAAGAATTATTTGAGACTTTTCCATCCCACATCGGAGGCCGGTTTGACAGGGGCCGAGCAGAACTAAATACTTATACTTACATCCCCGTAGATAAACTAAATCCTTTAGTTCCTGTAATCTGTGTAAATGGGTTCCTGTAATTTGTGTAAATGGGTTCCTGTAAATGGGTTCCTGTAATCTGTGTAAATGGGTTCCTGTAAATGGGTTCCTGTAATCTGTGTAAATGGGTTCCTGTAATCTGTGTAAATGGGTTCCTGTAAATCCTAATAATTTATCGCTTTACTTTTGGATGTTTTTGATAATACTCCTCCAAACTAACACCTTCTTTTTTTGCTAAGCTTTTATGCTTACGCTCACGCTACAAACGGCGTAGTTCTGTAAGTTGATTAGCACTCAAATTATCTCGTTCGCCCTTCTTAAAAGGTCGGTTGAGAGGTTTCGCAACTTCAAACTTTTTCTGTAAATGGGTAGAAGGTTTGCTAATTTTATCAATTAGAAATTCATTTGGCGCTTTCTTATCGCGTGTTTTATAATCTTCTGGTTTACGTTTTAGAACTCGCTTTGCATACAACATTTTAATAAATCCTGCATTTTTACTACCGTCTCCCTCTCCTCTTTTAATGAAATAACTATCTAACCATTTTTTTAATCCTTTTAGATGTCTTTTTACTTCAATATTTTTTGTTTTAAGCCAACGAAGAATGTAGTAACCCTTTTTATCTTTGAAAATTACGCTTCCATCTTTATAACTTCCCCAAATCTTACCCAGCGGATGACTTTCTCTTGGTTTAGCACCACCGGAACTATTATTATAAAGACTTGCAAAATTTGAAAGAATGTGTCCGCTGATTGAATCAATATAAGAATTTCCAATTGAATTTGTAGCCGGAATTACGTGTTTATTAGTAAACAATTTGCCACCCAAATTATATAATGCATCCTTATCAGTATAAAGACGTTTAATGTCCGGTCCTTGCTAATATAAGAAATCTTTTGGTTGAAATGCTGGATTATACTCTACCGCATTTTTAATAAAAGGATAATCATATTTGAGTTGATTATCTACTGCCCCACCTAAAGAATGACCGGATAAATAATATTCGTAATCTTGCGGTGGAAAATGTTTAATAACTTTATCAAATGTTTCCTTATCCCGCTTATATCTTGTGCTATGGTTTAGTAAATTCAAAGGTAGCCGAGCATCCGCTACAAGGTCATTTTTATCTGTCAATTTTGTTCCACGAACAGCAACTAAAAGTGTTTTATCTTTTTGATATACTTTAAGAGTTGGTGTAGACACAACAAGAGTGAATCCATCAATTGTGGGTTGTGGCTTATTACTATAACTTGCCTGAGCTGATTTAAAAAAATCTTGTTCCGGCGGTTGAATTCCCCCACGCATTTAATATATCACAATATTTTATACCGACAATTATATTTTT